AGACTTTTTAAGGGGGCATTGTTGAATGTTTTAAGGGGGCAGAATCGCTTGGTTTTAGGGGGCAGCTTACACTGGATTTTCCAGCCTATATCTTTGAGTATTTTGTTACAACTGCCGTTACTCGGAACGGGGAAAACATGACCGTTCCGAGCCAGCCCCTTGTATTTCTCTATGATACGTTTGGGAACGTCCAAAAGACGGATGTTCGATTCGGTGTTGGTCTTCTTTCTTCGGGTGATTATCCAAAGATTGCCGTCGAAGAATGTTTGCAGGCGGTCGGTGGTGAGGTTCTTCACGTCTGAATACGCCAAACCCGTGAAAACAGAAAAGACGAACAAGTCCCGTACAAGTTCATGGGTGGCGTTCTTCATGGGTGCGTCCATGAGCGTCTGTATTTCCGTTTGGGTGAGGTAGCCCCTGTCCACGCTTTCGGGAGAGTTGATATATCCGGCAAAGGGATTGAACGGCAAACGCCCGTCGTTCCTCGCAATGGAAACGATGTGTTTCAACACAATCATGTAGCCCCACACGGTATTGGTGCGACATTTCTTCTCCGCGCGCAAAAAATACTCGAAATCGTTGATGAACGTGAGGTTAAGTTCCTTTAACGGAATATCCTCACGTTTGTAGGTATGAGGCAAAAACTCCCGAATATGGTTGCAGACCGTCCGATAACGGGTAAATGTACCCTGCGCCCTGCTGTGCCCGACTTTCTTCTCAAATTCGGCGTTGTGCTGCTCGAACAGCTTCAGCAAAGTTTCCTGCTTGATGCCGATACCGAGATAGGCGTCTTTGAGTTTGGCGGCGGTAACATAACCGTCCGTCTGCATCAGTTCTTGGTAGCGGCGGTTTACCTCCACACGGATTTTATCTACCGCAAGATTGATTCTCTGCGCTTCGATGCTCTTGCCCGAAGCACGGTTGTTCTTCACGTCCCACAAGCGTGGGGGAACGTCCATCTTGCAACTGAACTGTTTAATTTCGCCGTCCACCGTGATACGGCACATTAAAGGCAGGTTGCCGTTCGGCTTCTCGCTGCCTTTCTTCACGTAAAATAACACCTTGAATGTACTACGCATAACTCACTCCTTTTTTTGGTTACAAAATTAGTTATTAGTGAGTTACCGACAGCTATGTAAATCGACGCAAAACGCAGAAACAGAACATTTTAGCAAGGAATATGCACCCGTTACGGGAGTAACGAGGTGGTAACTGAACTTCTGCACTGTTTGGCTTCGAGGTGGTATTTCGTTGGCTCTGCCCCATAGAAAAACAAAGCGTAACGAACGCTCTATCAGCTAATTCACTACGCTTTGCCCAAATTTACTTTTTCGCTATGTGTTTATTTTAAGACCACAAAGACGGACATAGTCAATAAGATGACTAAGAGCCGTATCATGTTCCGGGGTATCAAGACTTCTTCCGGGAACCAGACAGCAAAACTGAAATCCATTCAAGGCATTACGACTTTCGTCTGCGATGAAGCGGAAGAGTGGACAAGCGAAGATGAGTTCGACAAGATAATGCTCTCCATTCGCAAGAAGGGTATTCAGAACCGGATTATCATTATAATGAACCCATGCGATTCCAATCACTTCATCTACAAGAAATACATTGAGAAAACTCACAAGCTGGTAGAGATTGACGGTGTGCAGGTTCAGATTTCCACTCATCCGAATGTACTTCATATCCATACCACGTATTTTGATAACTTGGAGAATCTTTCCCCGGAGTTTCTGAAAGAGGTGGAGGATATGAAGGTAAATAATCCCGAAAAATATGCTCATGTGGTTATCGGCCGCTGGGCTGACGTTGCTGAAGGTGCAGTGTTCAAGAAGTGGGGAATTGTTGACGAGTTCCCGGCTTGGGCAAAGAAAATTGCTTTCGGGCAAGACTTCGGTTATACGCATGACCCGTCTGCTTCCATTCGTTGTGGTATCGTTGATAACGCCCTTTACTTGGATGAAGTGGATTACCGTACTGGATTGCTTTCTTCTGACATCATCAAGACTCTTCGCCCGTGGGGATTGAAAGTCATTGCTGACAGCGCAAATCCACGTTTGATTCAAGAGATACACAACGGAGGAATCAAGATATATGCCGTAGAGAAAGGTGCAGGCTCTATCAATGCCGGAATTGACAAAATGAAAGATATGGAGATTTATATAACCAAACGCTCGTACAACTTACAAAGCGAGTTCAGAAAGTATGTTTGGGCAAAGGATAAGGACGGGAACTATATCAACGAACCGGAAGACCATGACAATCACGGAATAGATGCTGTACGTTACTATGTATTGGGTGAGCTTCTTGGTAAGATTCAGAAGCCGAAAGATTTAACAGGAATATTCACACACTAAAAATATAAGCTATGCCATTGAATTTAGAAGAAATATTAGCATTGCCCGATATCGGGCAGAAGATAAACTATCTGAAGAAAGGTAGGAAAACTGAACTTCCCGACCGTTGCAAACTTTGGGATGATTGGAATCCGGAACGCCATGAAATCATGGTTGACGAAAAGAAATATCCGGACAGAAAGGTTCTTGAAAAAGAAGCAGAGAAGCACTTCGATGAAAAAACGGGTAAGACTTATGAAATCGAAGCAAAGTATAAGACTGAACCGGTGAACCGTATCTCCATTCCATTGGAACAGGATATAGTGAACATTCAAACTGCTTTCACGGTCGGCACAGAACCGTCTATGGATTGCACTCCAACTGATGATGATGAAAAGAAGCTACTGGATGCGGTAAAGGCTGTATTTAAATCCAACAAAATCAAATATCAGAACAAGAAGGTTGTCCGTGCCTGGCTCTCCGAACAAGAAGCGGCAGAATATTGGTATGTTACCGATGATGATTCGTTTTGGGCGAAGTTCTGGAAAAAAGTAAAGACTACATTCGGAGGCAAGGTAAAACCTACCAAGAAGCTGAAAAGCGTATTATGGTCTCCGTTCCGTGGGGATAAGCTTTATCCGTTCTTCAATGATGAAGGTAAGATGATTGCTTTCTCACGTGAGTACAAGAAGAAGCTCATGGATGATTCGGAGATAACTTGCTTTATGACTATCACTGATAAGATGGTCTATCAGTGGGATTTATCTAAAGGGTATGAAGAAAGAACGCCTTTTACTCATGGATTCCCCAAATTACCGGTTCTCTATGCCTACCGTCCTGAACCTTATTGCAAAAAGATAAAGACTTTTCGGGTTCGGTTGGAGAAATTATTATCCAATTATGCAGATTGCATCGATTATCATTTCTTCCCTTTATTGAAACTTATCGGTGACGTGGAGGGTTTCATGGGTAAGGTTAAGGACAGAATGGTCAAACTTACAGGTGAAGGTGCGGATGCTCAATATCTGACGTGGAATCAGGTGCCAGATACGGTACGTTTTGAAGCAGAAACACTCACTAATATGGCTTATGATATGTCAAACACTCCAAGAATATCATTTGAAACGTTGAAGGGGGTAGGCAAAGCATCAGGAACCGCTTTCCGCTTTATGTTCATGGGTGCACATATGGCGGTAGAAAATCACGGTGAGGTTATCGGTGAGTTCTTGCAGCGGAGAGTAAATTTCATTGTTTCCGCTTTAGGCTCTATCAATCCAACCGAGTTTAGCAAGGCATCGCAGACCATTGACATAGAAACAGAACTGGTTCCATATATGATTGATGATTTGAATGATAAGGTGACTACTGCCGTTTCCGCTGTCAGTGGTGGCATTTGGTCCACACGTGAAGGTATCATGTTTGCCGGGAATGCTGATAGGGTAGAAGAGGAGCTTGCAGAAATCAAGGAGGAGCAAGCGGCAAAGAATGAGCAAATCGGAAATAAGGGACAGAAAAATGCCTCTTAGTCAGAAAAATTATAGGGATTATAATTTTAGTACAAGAAAAATAGAATATTTTGCGGCAACATCAAAGAATTGCCGCTAATTTTTTGCTTGAATAGTTGTAGGTAATTAAATAATTACCTATATTTGTAGGGTAATCAATAGAGAAAGGTATGCCAACGATATTTATTTTATTTGGTTTTCGTTTTATGTTTTACGCTAATGACCATGAGCCTATACATGTTCATGTAATCAAAGGGGATGTAAGTGCTAAATTCACTTTATTTCCAGTTACATTAATCAAAAATAATGGCTTGAAGTCATCTGAACTGAAACTTGTAGAATCAGTTATAGAAGAAAATCAAGAAGTAATAGCAGAGCATTGGAATAAATTTTTTAATAAATCAAAATAAGTGGTTATGGAAAATATCATAGTTGAAAAGGTATGGTTGACTGATACGGAGGTATGGATACGTACCACTGACGGGAAGGAGGCATGTGAGAAGTTTTCAGATTTCCAAAGGCTGAAATGGGCTACTCCTGCGCAGCGCGCAAATTTCACAACGAGCCATGACGGAATACATTGGAGAGAGCTTGATGAAGATTTGAGTTTTGAGGGATTCTTTCGGGAAAGGAAATCTAATCCTCTTTATGATTTATTTATAGCTCATCCTGAATTGAATGCTGCTGCCATAGCACGACGTTTAGGTATTTCTCAGAGTTTGTTTGCTCAATATGTAAGCGGAACAAAGAAGCCGTCTAAGAAACGTTTTGAAGATATTATAGAAACAATACGTTCAGTAGGGCGTGAATTAATGGCTGTACCGGCATAAGTTACAATACTTTATTTAGGCGTGATTCCATTCGGTTTCACGCCTTTTTTATACCATTTTACGACAATCGTTTCATTGTCGTGTATCACCTATCTGATAATTTTTCACATAGCTTATTAATGCCGAAATTTACCGTAGAAATTTATAAATCAAATTCATACGGTATGACAATCTTAGAACAAATCTTGGCAGGGCTGCAACAGAAGTTTACTGGGGTGGACACTGCTATCTTAACCCGAATTGCCACTAAGAAGGCAGAGGGTGTAACGGACGAGACAAAGGTAAACTCCATTGTTGAGGGTATCAGCTTCTCGGACGTGCTAAATTCCTATGGTGATTTCCGTGCCGGGGATGCTTCCAAGACCGCAGTTTCCAACTACGAGAAGAAACATAACCTTAAAGACGGTAACATCGAAATCAAGGAGGACTACGTGAAAGACCAGACGGGAAAGAATGTGCAGATTTACGCGGATAACCGTATTGCTCTGTTGCCTTCTGACAACATTGGTTATATGCGCCATCATACCCCGTATGAAGCGACAGACCCGGTACAAGGACGTACTTATATCCCGTCAGAGGGACAGATGCTTATCTCCAACTACCGTGACAAAAATGGTCGCTACATGGAATATACGGCAGAGTGGATTCCGCAGATTTCCAATCCGGATTTGATTACTAATTTCGATTTGAGCGAAATTGCATCCATCCAATCAGCATAAGGAGGTAGGATATGAAAGTAAAGGTTATATCAGTTTTCCGCGACAAGTTCACCGGAAAGTATTATACTCCCGGTGAAGTGATTGAAGTCGGTGAGGAAGCCCGTGTGCTGGATATGGAAAGCCGCAGACTTGCTGAACGGATTGAGGCAAAAAATACCGAAGTGAAAGCCCCTGAAGAAAAGAAGGAGGTGAAAATCTCCCTCTTTGAGAAAGAAGTTTGAGAAGAAGGCTTTGGTTGACGCTTTGAAGTCTATCGGTGCGCAGGCTTCCGGCAATATGAAAGAGGAAACTCTTTTGGCTAAGGTTGCAGAACTGGATGAAGAATCAACAGCCAAACTGAAAGAAGCATTAGGTATCGAGTAAAAGGATAGGGTAGTGCTTCTACCCTTCCATTGTCTAATTTTATAAATCAGAAAAGAAATGAAGAATTTTATTTTTGCCATGTGTGGCTTTTTAATGATGTCTTTGGTTTCGTTGAGCGTGCAGGCATCAAGTGTGAAATCTCCTAAGTGTGAATACGTGAATCCATCGGTTGATGTTGGTCTGCCGGATATTCAGTTTATCACTTTGGAAACGGTTCCGGCTGATTGTGTTGTACTGACCATGACACCTCCCGTCTTCTTGGTTGCAAATAACCCGGCTATGATGTGTTCGATGAAAGAGGAAACGGCTATTCAAGGAAAACAAATTTCAGTCCCTAAATTACCGTTCCGATACGTGTTCAAGTCGAAATATTTGAACCATTATAGCTATACCGCATATAGCAAACTGATTACACCATATTAAGATGACGGTAAACGACTACATACAGCAGAAGTTCCAGACCTTCGGCATTAACTTGTCGGAGGCTGACCTTTTGGATATGTGTCTTACCTCGAAGATAAGCGGAGAGGATGAGATGAATGAGGATTGCTACGATCGTGTCTCTGTGGCGATGGCGAAGTTCATCCCCTCTCTTTTACTTCGGCCCACATCTATTGGGGAAAGTGGTTTCTCAATGTCTTGGGACATTAAAGGGATTAAGGACTACTATTCTTTCTTGTGCAAGAAGTACGGACTGAAAGACGAACTCAATACCGATAAACCCAAAGTCAAGTTCTTATGATATTCGCTCCACATAGATTAATGGTCAAGGTCGTGTCCGGTCCGTCATTTGACGAGGATATGAACCCGCTCCCCCCGAAAGAGGATTGGAAAGACTTTGGTTCCTGCCGGTGTGATGATAATGGCGTGATGAAGCAAATCTCCGTAAACGGGGTAATGTACGACTATAATTATCATGTTGTCTATGAGGGTGGGATACTAAATGCTGGTACCGAGGTGAGAATCCTGGACGGGGAAAGTGTGAGAGCTGAAGGAAAGGTCATCAAGTCCGGTAAGTCTAACTATTTCAAGTATGCGGAAATATGGCTGTAGATTTTGACTTCTCAGATGTTGATGCGGCCTTTGATGAGTTCTATGAAGAGGCCAAAGAAGCGATGATTGAGGTAGGAGAGGATGCTGTTCAGTACGCTAAGGATAATGGGGATTATCAGGATCACACCGGTACACTTCGAAAATCTAATGAATACGAGGTTGACGAAACAGGACTGACGCTGAAGAATGAGACAGAATACGCATCTTATGTGGAAGCAAAAGGATTTGAAGTATTGAGTGATGCCGCCTTGGAAGCGGAGAAACGATTAAAAGAAAAGTTTGAATGATAGTAACAGGCGACATGGAAACTATTTTGGTTCGGGACTTGAAGCCGTTTGGTATCCCTACTTACAAGAAGGACGCAATACCGGAAGGGGAAGTTACCGAAGAAAGGATAACCGTTATCCCGAAAGAACCCAAACCGGGAACTTATTGGATTAAAGGTTTCGTTGAAGTTAATTTCTGTGTACCTGATATTAATGGAATGGCAAACAAAAGTAGATTAACCGAATTAGAGCGGCAAGCGTCTGGTTTACGTTCTGTTTCCTCTTTTGACGGTTCTACCTATCGTTACAAAGTCTATTCTACCCATCAAGAAAGAGATGTACCGCTAAAGTGTCATTTTGTGAATGTGAAAATAATGTTTGAAATTTTAAATGTGAGATAATTATGGCAGAGAATAAAAAAATTGTGGTGGTAAACCTTCAGAAGCTGGAGGTTGCGCCGATCGGGGCTGGTGGTGCCGAAGGTTCTGTTTTTGAAGAAGTCCCGGTAGTTCATGAGGACACCTTCACTTATGAGGATGAAGATCCGGAGGTTAAGGATTACAAAGATGTAGCTGGAAATACCTATTATTCCTCTAAAAAGCCGGGTGCGGTTAAGATCAATGCTTCTATTGGTATGTATGATCTTGAGACTAAGGCTAAATTCCAAGGTGGTAAGTTTACGGCGGGGTCAGAGAGTAAGCCGGGCACATGGGAGCGTGCCGACCATGTAGAGAGTAAAGAGTTTACCGTCCGTGCCACAACTGAAGATGGTGTGAAAATTATTTTTCCTCGTGCCGGTGTTTCTGCTTCTGGTAAAGCGAATGAAAAGGCAATTGGCTTAGCCCTTGTTTTTACGGCGTTGAAACCAACCAAAGCCGGCGTTCCTATTGAGCGCTGGGAAGACGGGGAGGATACAACTTTGGGTGGATAAGTTAATGACGAGGGTGAGCAATCACCCTCTAATATTTAAACTATGAGTGAGGTTTCAAAAAACATATCAGAGTTACTTTCCGGTACTTATGGAAAAGCTATTGTTGTAGGGGGAACAGTATATGTAATCAAAGCTCCTTCTATCAAAGTGATAATGAGGGCTACCCAATATTTAAGTAAGGTCGATTTACCGGAAAATGGCACTGTGCGGGAATTAATGAAGGTCGCTCCTGCCAATTTGGAGAATATCGTCAAGGGACTTTCATTCTTGGTGGTTGGTGATGTCCCGAATTATCAAAAAAGAGCTGAAAGCCTCGAACGGCAGATGCTTTCAGGTTCTAAAGAAGAATTATTGCAAGCGTATTTTGTCGCTTTTGAGTTAATAACCGGACGTGATTTTTTCGTAGTCTGCCAGTTAGCGATGGAGCTGGCAAATCTGATAGTAAAACCCAAGTAGTAGGAGGCAATACCATCGTAGGAAGTATTACCTTATTCATGGAAAATTTGAACCTTTCTTACAGGGAGGTGTATGAGGATCTTCCTTATCTTCTTTTGCTCTTGATGAGTGCTGATAAACCGAGGGCTGTCTATGAGGACAAAGAGAAAACTGAAGTAAAAAAGATGTCGGGAAAGGATCTTATGAGACAAAAAAGAGGAGCATGATTCTATATTCACGACAATCTTTTCATTGTCATGTATCTATTCCCATAAAATTCTACTACTTTATTGGTCTGATGTACTTTTATCCAAAACATTGATGTATGCCTAAATTAGCGTTTCACATAGAAGCTGACTATCAAAAAGTCATTAAGTTACGGGAAGAGATAGATAAGTTAAAATCTACTATTGCCGGGATGGATAGTAATACTTCTCCGGCTACTTTCCGGGCAATGGAAGTTCAACTTGCTAAAAATACGAAAGAATTGGATTCTCTTGTCACTTCCGCAGTACGTGCAGGCAATGAAATAAACCAAGGTTTTAAAAAGAAAATATTCGATGCTTCGCAAGTTGTAAACGGATTATCAGAAAAAATTATCACTCAAAAAGCTGTTATTAAAGATGTAGAGACTGATGTAAAACGACTTGGAGAGGCCTATCGTATTGCATTGAAAAGAAATCCATTGTCCGCTAATGAGAAATTGGAAGAATACAACGCTGCACGCAAGGCCTTGGATGGAGAGAAAGCTGCTTTATTTGGATTAACGCAAGAACAGGCTAATGCACGACTATCGGTAAAAAAACTACGTGACGAGTATACTTTATATCGACAGGAGGGTATAGAGAATGTCGGTGTGACAAAGCAGATAGAACAAGCGATGTCTAATGTCGGCAAAAAATTATTGGGAGGATACTCCATTAAGGAGTTTCTGTCAAACATGGTTCGTGTTCGTGGCGAGTTTCAAGCAGTAGACACCGCTATTCAAACTTTGCTTGGAAGCAAAGAAAAGGCGGATGAACTTATGTCACAAGTCCGTGAATATGCAAAGATTTCTCCTCTTGAGTTTTCTGATGTAACCCAAGCTACGCAGATGATGTTAGGCTTTAATATCGAGGTCGAGAAAGTACCACGTTATTTACAGGCTATTGGCGATGTCTCTATGGGAGATACCCAAAGGTTTAACTCGCTTACGTTGGCTTTCTCTCAAATGTCGGCAGCAGGAAAGTTGATGGGGCAAGATCTTAATCAGATGATTAATGCCGGATTCAATCCGTTGCAAATCATGGCAGATAAGACCGGAAAATCTATTGCTGCGCTCAAAGATGAGATGTCTAAGGGGGCTATTTCCGCAGAAATGGTACAACAGGCGTTTATAGATGCTACTTCGGCAAGTGGTAAATTTTATAATATGTCCGAGAACGCTTCAAAAACTATCAACGGTCAGCTATCCATGATGCAAGATGCGATGGATTCAGTATTCAATGAATTGGGGCAGAAATCGGAGGGTGTCATAATTAAGGGTATCCAAACAACCACTTCGTTGATAGAAAACTATGAAACGATAGGTAAGGTATTGGCTGGGTTGGCTGCTACTTATGGAGTTTATCGGACTGCTTTGATAGCCAGTATTACATTAACTCGTAGTTGGGCTGTTGCCGCAAGGGTAGATGCGGCCGCAAAAGGAATCCAAACAATTATGACAAAAGCGCAGACTGTCGCTCAATTGGCTTTAAATGCGGCAATGAAAGCTAATCCTTATGTTTTACTTGCCACCATCGTAGCCAGTTTTACCGCTACTATGTGGGTTCTTCATGATAGTACAACCGCTGTCGAGAAAGCCCAAAAGCAACTTAATAAAGAACAAGAAGAAGCCGCGCACAGGAAACAGGAACTTACCTCTAAAACAGACAGTCTGATTTCAAAAATAAATAGTGAGACTGAATCTGTTTATTCGCAGGTTAAGGCATACAAAGAGCTGATAAAACTGTTTCCCGAACTTGGAAATGTGAGTCTCGAAGAGTTTAAGAATTTGCCTCAGGATCAGCAAAATAAGATGTTATCATCTGTCAATGAGAAGAGAGAAATAGACAATGCGGTTAAGGCTTATGAGGCTGATCTGAAAAGAATAGAGGACCTTAAAAAGAAAATACAAGAGACAGAATCTTCTCCGTACAATAAATCTGGTAATTCATGGATTCATGATGTAGAACGACTTAATAAGCAACTTGATACTGCTAATAATCTTGCAAAACTCCATAAGGAAGAAATAGATAAAATAAAAGAAGCCCAATGGGAGGCTAACACTCCTGTTGAAGAGAAGGTTAAGCATTATGAGGATGTGAAAAGAAAACTTATCGAGGAAAGGGATGAACTTGATAAAACTTTGACGGAATCAGAGGATATAGCTTCTGTGTGGGTGGGTGTTCCTGATATCATTAGTAGTATCAGGCTTGATGCTTTGAATAAGCAGATAGATGAGACAACAGGAAAGATCAATTCATTAACGAGGAATAGTATCTCTGTTGTACAGAATAAATCCTATTGGGAGAAGCAGAAACAGGATGCAGAAGCTGCTCGTAATGCCTTGGATGTATCAAAAAAGAACTCTGAAGATTGGAGCAAGTATACAAAACAGATACAAGAGGCGCAAACGCAAATAGACAAATATTCTGATTCGACCAAGCGCGAAAAACAAGAAAAGAAAGAGGCGGATAAGCAACTCAAACAGCAAAAAACGATTCATAACGAACTTTTATCCTTCCGCTGTCAAAATCAACAGTCCGAAATCGACTTGATGAAAGAAGGATCCGACAAGAAGATTGCCCAAATTTATCTTGACTATGACAATGAGATTGCAGCCATACTCGCCAAAGAGAAAGAGTGGAAAGACGCGCAAGGCGGCAAACTGAGCAAAGAACAGACGGTCGAGATTCATACCGCTTTGGTCAATTCATACGTTAAACGAGAGCAATCGACCTCCAATGTGAATAAGGAACAACTGGAGGAAGAGAAACGCGCCATGAACGAATACCTGAAAGAATATGGTTCATATTTGGAAAAGCGCCAGGCTATCACGGAGCTTTATAATGAGAAGATAGCAAAGGCCACAACGGAAGGTGAACGGCTTTCCCTTGCAGAAGGTATGAAGAAAGAGCTGGCGGACGTGGATAATGAAGCCCAAAAGAGTACCTCCATTATCACCCGGCTGTTTGATGATATGAGTAAAAAGAATATCACCTCTATTCGTGCCATTGCGGATGAAGCAGAAAAATTCTTGTCTTTTCTTGAAAGAGGGGAATATTCATCTGATAATTCATTCGGTATTACCAAAGAACAGTTTGATGTGCTTCGCAAGTCACCGGATCAGTTGAAGGCCATCAAGGATGAAATAGCCAATGTCCGCCGTGAAGCCGACCAAATGGAAACCTCTTTTAATAAAGTTTCAAATGGCCTAAAAAAAGTATTTGCCTCAGAAAATGATGCCAAGAAGTTAAAAGAGGGTTTGGCAGAAATAGAAGAGGGCATGAGTGAAATTATGCAGACCGGACAGTTCCTCTCTGACACGTTTTCGAAGCTCGGAGATTCGTTTGGTGGTGTATTCGGTGGGATAGCTGAAGGTTTCAGTGTGGCTATGGACACTGTAAGTTCTGCAATGAACGGTGCGAAAGCCGGTTCCATGTTCGGTCCACTCGGTGCGTCTGCCGGTGCTGCCATTGGTGTCGTTACATCTTTGGCCGGTGCCATCGCCAAAATCCATGACAAGAAGAACGAGAAACGTATCCAGCGGTTGCAGGATCAAATTGATACATTGGATAAATCTTACGGTAAGTTGGAAAAGTCAATCGAGAAGGCCTATTCAAAGGATGCTTCCAAAATGATTGAGCAGAACAACAAGCTGCTGGAGCAACAGAAGATCCTTATCCAGCAACAGATCAGAGAGGAACAGGACAAGAAAAAAACTGATGACAGCCGTATCAAGGAGTGGCAGGAACAAATCGAGGAAATCAACGACGTCATAGCGGACAACAAGGAGAAGGCCGTGGACGCTATCTTCGGGGAAGACTTGAAATCCGCCATTGACAACTTCGCTAACGCACAAGCCGAAGCATGGGCTTCCGGTGAAGACCGGGCAGAATCGGCGAAAGATACCGTCAAGAAGATGATGCGGCAGATGGTCACAGAATCCATCAAGGCAGCAACGGAATCTTCCGGTGCGATGAAGAAGATTCGTGACAAACTGAAGGAGTTCTATGCCGACAATGTCCTTTCCGGCTGGGAACAGGATTATATCTATAACATGGCGGAAGAACTGCAAAAGGAGATTGACAGGCAGTTCGGTTGGGCTGATAGCCTAATGAAAGATAAGGTGGAAGAGCCGGAGAAAGAAGAAGATATATCCGAAAATACCCTGAAAGGCGCATATGCCAAAGCCTCTCAAGAAAGCATAAACTTGTTGGCCGGTCAGACCGGGGCCGTCCGTGCCCTGTTGGAAGACATCCGCGGCAGTATGCAACCGATCCGGGAACAAATGAAGCTGATCTATGATATGCAATCCAGAGGTTGGGAAGATGTGAAGGCCATCCGCGAACTATCAGATAAAGTGGAAAAGAATACCGATCGGATCGCCGAGAATACGAGAGAGATCAAAGAGGTTGCCGGTAAGATATCGGAAAACACTAGAGGCACGGTTGATGCCCTGGAAGGTACTATTAACGTAAAAGTAAAAATGTAACATGATGGACAAAGAGTTTTTTGAGATCGCAAACCGGTTAGGTGCCTGTAGGTTGTTGCATGGCACGGAAAATAAAGAAGAGCTTATGCGCCTTCTGCTGACGCCGCAGGGTACGGAGTTCTGCACGAAGAATAATTTCCCGTCTATGGAACAATTACGGGAGTTCCGGGGCAAGAAGGCCGAAAGCATGGGAATCTATATCGAAACGGACGTGAAACTGACGAATCCGGTGAAGGTATTCCTGGCCGGTTCCAAGGCAATCCTTCATTTTGATACGATCGGCCGCTACAACGTGATCCTGATGCACGGGGCGGAAGCCGAGATCCATGCGAGTAACTATGCCGTGGTGTTCGTAAAGAACGCTGGCGGTAAGGTAATAACTCATAAAGACCATACAGCACGTGTATTATGACAATAGACGGAAAAGACGTATATACTGAATGGGGATGTAAATTATTGGAAGGTTCTTTTGATGATCTTCTGAAATACCCCAAACGTAAGGCAGTCAAATATAACAACTGGGCGGAAGCCGACGGGATCGATCCCGATCTGTCGGTTGTGGAGTTCGAACCTAAGACCGTCAAGTTGAAATTCCTCATGAAGGCAGAAACGCTTGAGCAGTTCTGGTCTGGGTATAGAAAGTTTGTTGCTGATCTGTCCGCACCGGGCTATCGGGAATTCAATCTTATTGCCGGTATGACCAACCGCTTACGCTTCAATGCCGGCTCTTCTCACGAACAGCCTGTGCCATTTAATGCAGGGGAGAACGTATCTGTGTTTGAACTTTCTTTTGTCGAGGACAATCATGCCATTTATCCGGCAACTCCGGCCGGCGGTATCGGGCTTCGCGGGCAGTATGCGATTAATGGGATAGACTTTGCAGACTTCGGTATAGGATCGGACGATAACCAGGAGGACATCTTGAAATATCCTGCGGTTAAGGCGCCGTTCACCGATGGCCGTACGGTAGACCTTTCGACAATCAAAACCCAGCATAGGGAAATAAAACTGTCCCTTTGGATGTTGGCCGGCAGTGTGGAAGAGTTTCTGAATAACTATCGGGCATTCTTTAGCCAGATATCCGGTGTAGGAAATCAGGAATTATATATTAAGACGTTGGATGGTATCATTCAGGTGTACTATACTGATTGCCCGTCCTTTTCTGTGGAAGTCTGGCAGGAGAACCGGATAGGAGCAAGATTCACTATTTCTGTTGTTGTTCCCGTAGTGAGTTGGATAGATGCTGGCGGTGATGTTCGTTACCGTGTGCTGAAGGATCCGGATTTGGGGTTATTGGCAGACGAGCAAGGTAGAATAATAGTTTTCAATTGATATGGCAGAAGAATTTGAAATAATCAGGGCTAATTTGCTTCCGGCAGCCGGAACAATAACCGATAATGATATGATCCTGATCATTCAGGGTGGGAGACCTAAGCGTGCTTTGCCCTCTGCAATGAAAGGTAAACAGGGCGATCCCGGTCTTAGTGCGTTTTTAGGGATAAACGATAAATACATCCTTTGGAAACAAGGAGCTAATGGTGCTTGGCAGAATCTGTTGGAAATTGAGAAAATTCGTGGGCCGAAAGGAGAGAAGCCGGTTTTTCGAAAGTTGAACGGTACGCTTCAAATGAAATACGAAGGTGAGCCGGATAGTGCATACGTGGATATTTTCGACCGTGAAGAATTGAAAATGAAGTTTTCCGATCTGACACCAGCAGAAGTGGATCAATTGAAACTGCATTTTTCTGATCTGACAGAGACTGATAAGGCCGAACTTATGAAGCCGGCAACGGATGCGGCAAAAGAGGTTCGTGAACAGATGTCCCAAATTAAGGAGGAAGCTAATACTGCTATATCGAATGTAAACACCGCAAAAGTGAGCGCAGAGGCGGCAACCAAGGCTGCAAATGATGCCGCAGCTTTAGCAAATGCCGCAGCTGGTCAAGCAACTCAATCTGCCGGAGATGCTGATGCAGCGACCAAATTGGCTGTTGCTGCCGCTGCATTGGCGGAGGAAAAAGCCGGTATAGCCAATACCGCAGCCGAGAATGCCGATACCGCAGCAGCTTCAGCCAATATGGCAAAGGAAGAAGCAGATAAAGCAACTGTTGAAGCCAATATAGCCGCAGGAAAGGCCAATGATGCCGCAGGAAAAGCTGACACGGCAACATTAAATGCCAATACCGCAACAGATAAAGCGAATGAAGCAGCATCCTCGGCTACAACTGCCGCCGAAAATGCTAATGCGGCTGTAGAGCGTGCGGATGATACCATAGCTTCTGCCGAGACTGCTACAAAATCGGCGACGGATGCAGCTTTGGCCGCAAACACGGCAAAAGAAAATGCAGACAAGGCGGCAAATACAGCCAATGTTGCCGCTACTCTGGCCAATGAAAAGGCAGGACTGGCGGATACGGCTGCTTTGGCTGCTAATACAGCAAAGGAAGATGCCATAGTCGCAACCGGCAAGGCCAACACAGCCGCCGACCGCGCCAATCGTGCAGCCGAAGCCGCCGAAGGAGTCATCAGTGGACTGCAACCCGACTGGAACGTTACCGATCCTGTCAATAAGAACTACATCAAGAACAAACCGGAGATCCCGACGTTGGAGGCTATCCCGGACGAAAATACATTGAGCTATGTCAATACCGACGGTACAACCATCAACTTTCGTATCGGCGATGAAGTGCGTGTAGCGGAAGATGGCGAATATGTATTCTACCGGCTTTATGATCTTGCCGGGGGAAAAGCCTCGTGGCAGGAATCCGGCAGCGGTACAGCCTTGCCCGGTAATGTTTATCTGACAGGAGCCAATTATTACAATGAATCAGTACGAACGATAAAACAAGGATATTTGAGCAATGAGTAAGAAAGGTGCATTTATTTATCAACAGATCGAACAGACGACCGCCGAATGGGCCGATAACGTAACCGTCTATCCTGCATCAGTCTGGTTATTTGAACGTTTGGAAAACGGTAAATTCAACATGAAGCTGGCTGATGGCGTTCATACGTTTGCCCAGCTGCCGGCCGTCATGCAGGAGGTGAAGGTCACGGTTAAAACGAATGATGCCACGACCTATATCCTGACGATCACGACGGCTGAAGGTAAGTTCGACACCCCGAACCTTCGGGGAAACGATGCCCCGGTTCCTTCGATCGATCCGGAAACCAAGCATTGGAAAATAGGCGAAGAAGATACGGGGGTGGTAGCCGAAGGACAGGACGGGGAAAGCTACGACGACACGGAAATCAGGAACGCGCTGACAGCCTTGCAGCAGCAAGTCAACACGCTCGTTTCGGGTGACGCATCGAGTGCCATCGAGTCATTTAACGAGATCATCGCTTTCCTTGCCAACGTAGAGGACACACAGACGTTGCAAGGGATCATCGCCGGGCTGAACCAGAGCATCACAAACGTCCAGCAGGCGATTCCGACAAGGCTATCCCAGTTACAGAATGACGACCATACGGTCAAGGACGCTGCTTATGTCCATACCGACAATAATTACAGCAATGAAGAGAAAACGAAGGTATCGGACTCTTTGAGGTTGAAAGAGTATGTCGATGTCGAGTCTCTGGCGGCTCTTCCTTCATCACCGTATAACTTGCGTTTTACCTATTCGAGTACATCTGTGCAGGCGATCAACTTTGCGAATATAGGAAGCGTTCCTGAGATGCAGGAGTTTTATCTGTCCATTAAGAACAACACCGGATCAACGATTAACCAACCGATCCCAAACGGTTCGGGCTGGCAATCGGAGGAAACAAGCGTTGAACTGCCAGCTGGTAAAGCCACAGGGGTATCGCTGAAAAAAGAACATGGGATAATTGTCGTGAGAGTATAATGAAAGGAGGTGAGAGATGAAGAGAAGGGTGATGATGGGAAAGAGAGAATTGGTAGAAGTTGTGGAAGAGTTAAAATCATCCGGTACATGGATGGTGCCAGCTGGTTGTAAATTTGTTGATGTATTCATTGTTGGTGGCGGTGGCTCTGGTGCATCGTCAGGCCCTGAAAGAGGTGGTGGAGGGGGCGGATCGGGGTATGTTAAAACATATCTTGATGTGCCTGTTACTCCAGAAAGTGTTGTTAGCTATTCAATAGGGAAAGGGGGAGATCGTGTAGTTTCGATGTCTGCTTACGATGATCAGAAGAATGGTCTTCCAGGGTCAGAGTCCTGGTTTAAATCTAATTCAATAAAAGCTCTTGGCGGAAATGGAGGTCGATATTCCGGAATAGGGGGCGATGGGGGATCAGGTGGTGGTAGTGGAAGACCTGCAGAAAAGACGGCAGGATATATTGGTGGAAGTGATGGTTCTAATGGAGCAGGTGATATGCCTGGAATCGGTCAAGGGAGTACTACCAGATGCCCGTTCAATAATAAATTGTACGCCGGAGGTGGTGGAGGTGGTGGAGAATATAGTTCCGGATCAGCACCAGGTGGCGGTGGTATCGGTTATGTCGGAGATATTTCGAGAAGACCTACTAATGGAGAACCCAATACGGGCTCAGGAGGAGGTTCTTTTTATATAAGTGGTTCCAATGTCTCAGGAGGATGCTATTCTGGCGCAGGCGGTTCCGGTATCATAATACTTCGTTACATGAAATATAAATAAGACAATATGCTGTATATTCAAAAAAACATTCAGTTTTTGGAATTGGAACAAGAATTGCCTGATTCCTATCTTGTTGGCGACAATATCGAAAATTACGAAGATGGCGCTTATCTCCTGCTTAGTGAAGAGCAGGAACAGTATCATAACGACTATCCGGAGGCATCACCGCTCGAGTGTTGGTATATGGCACTGACACCGGAACCACAGCCGACACCGGAAGAACTGCTCTGGCGTGCCCGTGATGCCAAACGGCAGGAAATCTACGACAAAGACATCCATCATTACTACATCGACGAACAGGATGCCTATGCCGGTGATACGCTTCGTCTGAAAGACAAGTGTGGCCGGCAGGAAGAAGTCGAAGTAGGCGGTCATCTGTACGCCTCGAATATCTTAACGGTTGCTCTTGACGAAATAGCGGACTATTCGGAGCAGTGCGCCAAGGTGACAGACGGCTTGCTATCCCGTATCGATGCCGCCCAAACAGCCGAGGAGGTCGAAGCTATCGTGGTGGAAGGCTATCCTGAAATGATCCATACAACAACGGCAGCCTTGCAAACTAAAGCAGATAAGGCAATCGCTAAATCCCCGGAAGCGCAGGCAGTGACCTTTGCCCG